GATATAGCACTTTCGTTAATAACGGGGTCTATATCTGCAACGGATTCTAACGATACAGCAACATTAACTGGCACAGTAGCCATTACAGGTACGATTTCCGCTACCGATGGCACAGATACAGCAATTATTTATGCTCAAGAGCTTGTTTCTGGCTATATTTTAGCGACTGATGGTCAAGATACAGCCGATTTAGAAGGCGCTGTAGCGGTCACAGGCACGATTTCAGCCACAGATGGTAATGACACAGCCACATTTACAGCACAAAACCTTGTAACTGCTTTTATAAGCACTACAGACGGCACAGATACCGCAGATTTTGAAGGTGCAGTCCAAGATTTAGGTTCAATTTACACAACCGATGGCACAGACACTTGTGATATTGAGGGTTATGTAACGCCTGGCACTCCAACCAACATGGATATGCACGATGGCTTTACAAAGCGTGAAATTGAGAGAGCCAAAGCATTAGATAAGAAGCGCAGACAAGCCGAAGAAAAACTGATTGAAGCTCGCAAAGCAGATGCAGAGGCTCGTAAGAAGCGGTTTAGGGATTTAATTGACCCTGTTGCACAAAAGCAACAAACTAAGAAAAATAAAGTACAATTAAAACAAGAGATTAGGATTGATACACCGTCAGTCGAAGTCACACGCTTAGAAGCGGTTATCGCCAATCTTAACAGACAAGAAAAGGAATTAAACCAAGCGATAGCCCACAGAAAAGTATTGGCAGAAACAATGACTGCCCTTGCGATTCTAGACGCTAAATTCAAAGCCGAAATGGATGATGAAGAAGCTCTACTAATGCTCTTATGACCGACCTGCCACAAAGCCCATACTCACTTTATAAACAATCCCTCGACCTTCTCCATTCTGGACACTTATTGCCAGGCTTTAGGCTATATGAGAATCGTTATCACCCAGAAGTAAAACAAGCTATTTCCGCCAGTCACGATAAGCATTTGCCAGCGCCTACATGGAAAGGCGAAAGATTATTAGGGAAAACCATAGTAGTCCAAATGGAACAAGGCTATGGCGATATTATTCAAATGAGTCGTTTTTTACCGATGCTTAAAGCATGGGGCGCAAAGGAAGTCTATGTTTTTCAACATTTTTCTTTACATTTATTACTCGGTCAGATGGAGTGTATTGACCATTTGTCGAATGATTTTAACGACCCTGTAATCCTCAATGCAGACTATTGGATTGGGTCAATGTCCCTTCCATACTTTGCTATGCACTCTCCTGCCCATGTGCGTCAATTATTTCCTGTAAGCGCTAATAAGATAGTAGGTAGCGAAGGCTATTTAGACGCAGAACCTAGCAATATTGAGCGCAAAATAGGCGTTAATTGGATGGCATCTAAAGGCCATTTGCACTATGCCAAATCCATTCCTGTAAATGAAATGCGTAGGCTTTTAGGGGCTGACGCATATAGCCTTAATTACGATGGCGATGACATTTTTATTCCGTTGCCAGAAAACTGGAAAAACAACTGGTATGAAACCGCAAGACACATGAAATCTATGCGTGGCGTTATTTGCCCAGATACAGGCACAGCCCACCTTGCTGGTGCTTTGGGAGTGAAGTGCATTATGTTGCTCCCTGATGACCCTTATGTTTGCTGGCGCTGGAAGCATGGGCGCTGGTATGACTCTGTAGTAGCAATCAAACCAAATGAATGGGACAAAATCCCAGAATTATTAAGGAGGATGTGATGATTTGCCCTAAATGTGGATGGTCAGAAGCAAACCATATAGAAGCTAAGCAGTCTGATAAAGATTATTACCTTGAATTTTGGGGTTATACCTTAGGTAGCCCAGAAGCCGAACAAGCGTGGAAAGAAAAGCAAGAAATGACCTTTAGAGAAGCGCCAATGGTGCAATCTGATATTAGCGGTTATGTAAGCCAAATAGACGGTAGCTGGATTGACAGCCGTAGCAAGCATAAAAGTCACCTAAAGCAACACAGAATGATTGAATTAGGCAATGATGTACCAACGCAGCACAAAAAGATTGAGTTAAGCCATCAAAGTAACGAGAAGCGCAAGCGTCAAATTGCTGAAATGGCTTATGAAAAGCTCAGTTACCGATAATCCGACAACTTGGAGAACCCCATGAGTGATGACCGTAGAAGTATGCTAGAAGCAGCAATGGATGCAGCCCTTGAACAGCCAGAGGAGAAAGAAATTGAGCAAGAACCTGTGGAAGCAGAGGCGGTTGAAAACGAAGCTGTTGCCGAGGAGTCCGACAAAGCTGAAGTTAGCAATGAGGATATCGAAGAACCTGCCGAAGCTGTTGAAGCTGCTCAATCTGAGGAGCAAGATGAAAAACCGCAGGAGGAAGTAAAACCTGCTATTCCACGCCCTACAACATGGAAAAAAGAGTATCTCCCAATTTGGGATAAGCTAACAACGGGTCAGCAATTAAGCCCTGAAGAAGCACTCAAATTAGCCGAATATTCTAATCAGCGTGAATCCGAATACAAAAAAGGCGTTTCTACCTACAAAGCTGAAGCTGACAATGCCAAATCTTTAGTAGAAGCTATTGCGCCTTTTGTGCCTGAATTACAACAGCAAAATATTCACCCTGCCGCATGGATTAATAACCTTGGTCGGGCGCACATGATTTTGACAAAAGCACCTTATGACCAAAGAGTTCAGTTATTTCATAGACTTGCACAAGATTATGGAATACAATTGGGCGAAAGTGTTGCTCCTACACAACAGTATCAAGACCCACAGTCTTATGCGTTGAATCAGCAATTAGTAGCCTTGCAAAATGAAGTACAGCAAGTGCGAGGCTGGAAAGAGCAAGAAGAACAATCTCGTCTTATGGGTGAGATTGAAAGAGTTAGAAGTAATGCGGAGAAGTTTCCGCACTTTGAGGTAGTAAGGGAAGATATGGCTCAACTACTTGAGCGTGGATTAGCCCAAGACCTTGAAACGGCTTATGCCAAAGCTGTGCGTATGAATGATGATGTCTTTAAACTTGAACAAGAACGACTCCTTGACCAAGTTAAAAAAGAAGCGTCAAAGGCACAACAAGTAGCTAAAGCCAAAGCTGCCGCAGTTAGCCCCAAATCCGTTACTCCTAGCGGTGTGGTAAACAAGGTAGATTCGAAGGATAGACGCTCGCTTATTGCAGCCCAAATGGGCGAAGTAGGCGGCAGGGTTTAATTAACATACTTTTAAAGGATATATCATGGCATTCGCAAACAGCGCAATTACCGATATTATCGCTACTACCATCCAAAGTCGTAGCGGTGAATTGGCAGACAACTTAACACAAAACAATGCAATTTTGATGCATTTGGACAAGAAGGGCAATGTACGCCCATTCTCAGGTGGTAATGTGATTTTGGAAGAAATCATGTACAACGACCCAAATACAAACAATGCAAACAGCTACTCTGGCTACGAAGTATTGAATATTTCTCCAGACAGCCCAATTTCTGCTGCTCAGTACAAAATTGCTCAGTACGCTGACGCAGTTACAATGTCTGGCTTAGAAATGTTGCAAAACTCAAGCAAAGAAGCAATCATCGACTTGTTAGATGGTCGTATGCAAGTTTCTGAAGCTCGCTTGTTGAACCGTATTTCTGGTGACTTGTTTCTAGACGGTACAGGTAACGGTGGTAAGAACTTGGATGGTTTGGCTGCTGCGGTTTCCGCAACTCCTACATCTGGTACTTACGGTGGTATTAACGCTGCTAACTGGGCTTTTTGGCAGAATACAGCTACTACTGGTACAACCATTACAGCTTCAAACATCCAAGCTAAGATGACTTCTACAGCACTCCAATTGGTTCGTGGCACAGACAAGGCTGACTTGATTGTTGCTGACACTAACTTCTACAGCTTGTATGTACAGTCACTCCAAGCTATTCAGCGTATTACTTCTGAGGAAAGCGGTTCTGCCGGTTTCGCCTCTATGAAGTTCTACGGTGGTGGTACATCTGCTGATGTTGTATTGGGTGGTGGTTATGGTAATGAGCAACCTTCTAATACCATGTACTTCTTGAACACCAACTACATTTTCCTACGCCCACACAAAGAGCGTAACTTTGTACCTATCGGTGGCGAGCGTCAAGCGATTAACCAAGACGCAATCGTGAAGTTATACGGTTGGGCTGGTAACTTGACAACTTCTAACCGCTTCCTACAAGGCATTTTGACCAACTAATGAATAGGGGGAAACCCCTATTTATAAAGGTCTATTTAATTTACAAAGGAAAAAATCATGGCTTATAGTACTCTCCCAATCGCTGGCGTAAACCTTAATGGTGTTACTCCAACCGATTTCGTTTTGACCAACGGTTCTACTGTTGAAACAATCCCAGCATTTGGCCCATTAGGCGCTGAAACATTTGGTAACACAGGCTTGCGTTATGTATTCGCACAAGCTGGCGCTGCCATCTCTGCTTCTACAACTGTTTGCGCTATCAATGCTTCTACTTTCCAAGTAGCTGCTACTGGTGGTGCTTACACTTCACCTGGCGTTGCTTTGGCTTCTGGTGATTGTGCTTGGTTCAGCGCTGCAAGCGTTTAAGTTTTACCCCTGTAGTACACTAGGGATTCCCTCAAAAGGGGAGTCCCTTTTTATCTTTTAACAACCTTAACCACTTAAGGAGAATATCATAGCTATCGAATCTGATGTACGAGGTGCAGACGCACTATTGACGGTAAAGTTTTACCGCAAACCTATTGAAATTAAAGATGAAACCCTTGCACAAGGCAGACCTATTTTTAGAGATGCTGACTGGGTAACAATTTACACCCCTGGCGACCAATTAAACATTATTGATACCATCGCCCAAGACCGCCATAAAGCAAGATTTCCAGTCCAATGGGCGGCATACCAAAATAAAATGGGTGGTGAACAGACTTTAACTGGCACTCCTATTGAACATTGGCCTTTGGTCAGTATGTCCCAAGCCGAGGAGCTAAAAGGCATTAAATTCCGCACCGTAGAAGATGTTGCAAATTGCTCTGACCAGCAATTACAGCGCATTGGCATGATTGCAGGTATGAGTCCTCATTCTTTTAGAGAAAAAGCTCGAACTTTCTTAAATTTGGCGCAAGATACAGCCGAAATTGACAAGCGTAATGCTGAATTAGCACAACTCAAAGAAGAAAATGCTAAAATTAAGGCAGAAACAGAGGCGAAGCTGGCACAAATGCAAGAGCAAATGGCAGCGATACTTGCGGCTGTGAGTGAAAAGAAACCTAGAACTCGCAAGAAAGTGACCGAGGAAGCCTAATATGTCAGCAACGATGCTCCAGCTGGTGCAACAAGTATCAGCCGAACTAAACTTAGCAGTACCTACCTATGTAGCAGGAAATCCTAATCAAGATGTACAACAAATCTTGGCTTTGATGAATGGCGCAGGGTATGAATTGCTTAAAGAGTACGACTGGCAAGCTATCCAAAAGGAGTATCGTTTCTACACTCAGTTTCTTAATGCAACAGCTACCTCTACAAAGGGTAGTTATGTCCTTAATAATGTCAGCGATACCACAGGTTTAACTACCCAATGGTCTATTACTGGCTACAATGTCAACCAAGATACTTATGTTTCTGTAGTAAATGACGCACATACAGTAACAATGAGCCAAGAAGCCTCATTAACAGGCACAAATAGCGTTTTATTTGCTCAAACAGAGTATGACCTACCAAGCGATTTTGAAACGATTGTAGACCGTACTCATTGGGATAAAACAAAGCATTGGGAAATGCTTGGCCCTGAAGATGCACAGCAATGGCAATGGTTAAAATCTGGTTATATCTCAACAGGCCCTCGTGTCCGTTGGCGTATTTTAGGTCAGTCATTCCAAATCTGGCCGCCAATGAATACTCAAGAGTATTTGGGATTTGAATACCGCAGTAATGCATGGGCTGAGTCTGCTACAGGCACACCACAGCAACAATTTATTAACGACACCGATACGACTTTTTTTGATAGCCGTATTATGGTGCTATATACCAAATTAAAGTATTTCCAAGTTAAGTCTTTTGACACTACCGCTTTAATGGCTGATTATCAGCGTTTCTTGTCTATTGCTAAAGCCAACGACAAAGGCGCACCTAACCTGTCATTTGCACCTAACCCAAGCAAAGTGCTTATTGGCTGGGCAAACATACCGGACACGGGGTACGGAACATGATTTTTGGTCAATCCAAAAAATTTACCGCTACTACTGCCTCGCTTCCAGCACCTATTGGTGGTTGGAACGCTAGGGATTCCCTTGCGGAAATGTCGCCCACAGATGCGGTTCAATTAACTAACTTTTTCCCTACTCCATACGATGTAGAGTTGCGTAAAGGTTATACCAAGTTTTCCACAGGAATTACAGGTCAAGTTAATAGCTTGATGACTTATGCAGGGCCAACCAGTCAGACTTTGTTTGCTGCTGCTGGCACAAAAATCTACAACGCTTCTACAAGCACAGCCACGACCAGTTTTACAGGTCTTACAAACGACAAATTACAGCATATTAATTTCTCCAATATTGGTGGAGATTACCTTGTAGCTTGTAATGGTGCTGACCCTACGCTAGTTTATGACGGCACAAATTGGATAAAAATTGCCACAACCAGCACAGCGCAAACTATTAGCAGTATTACCCATGTAGGCAATGTAGCAACATTAACAACTTCTGCACCACATGGTTTGATTACCGGAAATCAAGTAGTTATATCTGGCGCAACGCCAAACGACTATAACGGTGCTTATATTATTACCGTTACAGGCACTTCTACATTTACTTACACAATGGCGACAACGCCAAGCGGTAATGCAAGCGTAGTTGGTACATATACAGTCTTAGGTATCACAGGCGTAGATTCAAGCACTTTTGTCCATGTAAACCTATTCAAAAATCGCCTGTATTTCACACAAGAAAACACATTAAAAGTTTGGTATTTGCCAACTAATGCCATAGGTGGCGCAGCGCAAGTGCTTGATTTTGGAGGGATTGCAAGAAATGGTGGCTATATTCAAGCAATGGGTACTTGGACTCTTGACGCTGGTTATGGCGTGGATGACTTTGCTGTATTTATTACCAATATGGGTGAGGTCATCGTTTACCAGGGAACTGACCCTTCTTCTGCTTCCACATGGGCTTTAAAAGGCGTTTGGCAGATTGGTTATGTATTTAATCGTAGATGCTTTTTTAAATGGGCTGGCGACCTTTTAATCCTTACAAATGACGGATTAATGCCTTTGACTGCTGAATTGCAATCTAGCCGTCTTGACCCTCGTATTGCCCTTACAGATAAGATATTCCAAGCAGTAGCTACCGCAGCGCAAAACTACAACACCAATTTTGGCTGGCAGATTATGTATTTTGCCAAGCCACAAATGCTTATTTTAAATATTCCGATTACTGGTGGCACTCAGCAGTTTGTAATGCACACTATTACAAAATCATGGGCAAACTTTACAGGTATTAATGCTACTTGCTTCCAAATGTATTATGACAACTGCTATTTTGGCGGTAGCGGTTTTGTTGGTCAGTTTTGGAATGGAAACTCTGATGCTGGCACAAATATTAATGCTACAGCGCAGCAAGCCTACAACTATTTCGATGCCAGAGGGCAGTTAAAACGCTGGACAATGGTTAGACCTATTATTCAGACAGATAAAGGCATACCGACTGTTTTCGCAGGTTTAAGCCTAGATTTTGACGCTGCTAGCCCAGTAAATACCCTTAGTTTTAACCCTGCATTAGTTACCGAAGGCATTTGGGATACCTCTGATTGGGATGCTGGAAAATGGGGTAATGGTCTTGTCACCACAAAGAATTGGCAAGGTGTTGCTGGCGTGGGTTATGCCGCTAGTTTGACGCTTAATATTGCCTCGCAAAACATTGAATTGCATTGGGATTCTACAGACTTTGTTATGGAAAAAGGCGGAATTCTTTGAGGCGTGTTACTACTGAAAACCAGAAATATATGGGTGATTGGCTTGTCAGAATGATGAACCACCCACTACCTAAAGAAACAGTATGTATAGGACAAGAAGTAGATGGTAGTTTGGCAGCGGTTGTTGGTTATTGCAGTTTTATGCCAAAAGCGTGTCAAATGCACATTGCAGCAGTAGATGAAGTAAATTGGATGAACCGAGATTTATTGTGGGCGGCTTTCGATTATCCCTTTAATAAACTAGGAGTTAGCGTTATACTAGGGCAAATTTGTGCAGATAATGATTCTGCCCTAAAGTTAAACCGACACCTTGGTTTTAAAGTAATAGCCGAAATCCCTGATGCTCACATGGATGGTGATTTAGTGATTATGGCTATGAGGCGTGAAAATTGTCGATTTCTCGACATTAAATGCCCTTTAAGAACAGCAAGAGGAGAGTAGCATGGGTGGTGGTGGATTTTTAGGATTAGGCCCTGCGCCAAGTGCGCCAGCAGCGCCAAACTATACGGCTGCGGCACAAGCAACGGCTACAGGAAACATGATTGGGCAAAATACGCCCTATGGTAGCCTTTCTTATTCTCAATCTGGTACGGATGCTTCTGGCAATCCAATGTACACCGCTACACAAACGCTTTCTCCTACAGAACAAAGCCTTTTAAATAGCCAACAAGCTACTGCACAACAATTACAAAGTTACGCTCCTAGCGTTGCAGGTCAAATTGGTCAAAATGTTAGTCAACCATTTAATCCTACTTTGCCTTCTGTTGGAATTAATCCTGGTCAATCGTATCAACAAGCTGAAATGCAAATTCTTCAGCCACAGCTTGACCGTCAAATGCAACAAACACAGACTCAATTGGCAAATCAAGGCATTCAGCCAGGGTCAGAAGCATACAACAATGCTATGCAAGACATTCACAATAGCCAAAACAATTTGTTGGCTAATGTAACAACTCAAGGTATTTCTACTGGATTAAATGCTAATCAACAGGCTTATAACCAAGCTGTTAGTAATTACAATATGCCTATTAATACGCTAAATGCGCTTAATACTGGTTCACAAGTACAAAATCCTAGCTATGTAAGTACTCCTGCTGGCCCTAATTATTCTGCTGCTGCTTCAAATCAATATGGCGCACAAATGGGTAATTTTAACGCTCAACAAGCAGCACAAGGAAGCATGAATAGTGGTTTGTTTGGATTAGGCGGTACATTAGGTGGTTCTGCAATGATGTCACCAGCAGGGACTTTCTCAGGGTGGTAAAAAGTAACATAAATGTTAAATCTTATTTTGGCGAAGATAACATTGGCTATTGGGAGTCAGAAATATATAAAGTAGCAGCTTTTTATGATGTAGATGTTATTAGATTAGATATTGCAAGAAAAGATGGTTTAGACGGAATAAAATGGGAAGAATTACAACAAATTAAACAAGATTGTGGTTTTGGAAAGTTTGATGCTGTTGAGTTTTACCCTTGTGATGATGATGTTATTAATACAGGAAATTGGCGGCATTTATATATTTCATTAAGAAAATTACCAATTATTAAACGAATATGAGTTACATTAATTTTCCTTCTGGTATTCAGCAAACCATTCAATCTGGTATTGCGCAAGCACAAGCTCAAGAAGATGCCGCTGCTTTGGCGGCTTTGTTGCGTCAAGAACAACCACAACAATCTCAAAAATCACAAAGTTCTAATAATCAATTAAGTTCTTTGTTAAAAATGCAGCAAAACAATCAAAATCCTAATACTTCTAATCCATATATGTTTGGTGGAAATGCTGGAAATAACGCAAGCGCATATATGCCTTGGAATCAATCAGCAACAGCAAATACTTATGGCACAGACCCTTATTCACAACAAACAACCATGCTTGCACAACAAGATGCAGGATTAAGCGATTCTCCTTGGCTTGGCAATTTTAATATGAATAGTTTGGGGTCTAATTTTGATAGTTTTGGCAATTTATTTGATGGTTGGGGTTCTTCTATTGGCGACTTTTTTAGTGGAATTGGCGATTGGTTTGGCAGTAGTGCAGCACCAGCAATAGGTGAAGCAAGTGCAGAAATTGCTCCAGCAGTAGAAGAAGCAGCGCCAGCAGCGGCAGCAGCAGCATAAGGAAAAAAAATGGCAGATATAACAACACAATCATTATTAGACCCAAATGCAGCAGAATTGCAGGGATTAAACCGCCAACAAGCATACGCACAAGCATTAATGGCACAAGGAATGAACCAGCCTCAAGGTCAAATGGTTTCTGGTCGTTATGTTGCACCTTCTTTTGCACAATATTTAAACCCATTAGCACAAACTTTAACAGGTGCTTATTTAGGTAATAAAGCAGAAAAAGAAGCTGCTAATTTGGCATTGCAATTGCGTCAAGGTCGTCAACAAGAGCAACAAGGAATTATGCAAAAGCTAAATAACAATGACACCAAAGGTGCTTTGGAATTGGCTACTAATTCTCAATATGGTGCTGGAAAAGAATTAATACCAGCTTTGGTTGGAAGCGTTATTCCTAAAACTCCTGAAAGCGTTGCTGAATATAACGCTGCTAAAGCAGATGGATTTAAAGGTACTTATAACGAATGGAAAACACAAATTACTCCATTCCAAAAAGAAGAATTACGGCTTAAAAATATTGAAGTTGCTAATGCTGCAAGAAACGCTGCTATTAGCCCACAAGAAAATCAATTGCGTACTTCTTTTCTTAATCAAGCGCAACCACATATTCAAATTAGTCAAGCATATCGCAAGATTGTCAGCGCACCTGAAACGGCTGCTGGAGATATGTCACGCATATTTGGTTATATGAAGATTCTTGACCCAGGTTCTACTGTTCGTGAAGGCGAATATGCTTCTGCTGAAAATGCAAGAGGCGTACCAGCTTCCGTTATGGCTCAATACAATAAAGTATTAAATGGTCAGCGTTTAACCCCACAACAACGCAATGAATTTACGCAATCTGCTGGTGATTTGGTTAATAGTCAAAAACAACAATTTGGCGATGTCGCTAAATATTATGGTGACATTTCTGGTCGATATGGCGTAAACCCACAAAACATTATTTATGACCCATATCAAGGATTAGATTTAAAAACTACTCCACCAAAACAACCTAAAACGCAAGGAAATGTAGCGCAACAATTTAATATTCCTCAAATAAGCGTTTTAAATAAAGCTGATGCAATTATTTCTGGGCAGAATAAATAATGGCTGATGAAATTGTCCAACAAAATCCTGCGGAAAAATACGCAAATTGGATTGTTCAAAATGCTGACAAAAAAGGTACGCAAGAATTTGATACTGTTGTGCAAGCATATAATATTGCAAAACAACAAATTCCACAATCTAGCGTAGAAGTTTCTTCACCAGAAGGACAACCTTTATCTACTCAATTTGGAAATACTGGTGGTGGTGCTGCTGTAGGCAGACCACAAGGTATTGACCGCACTAATGTATTGCCTACACCACGCCCAACAGAATCATTTTTAGCTGGTGCTACTAAATCAGTTATTGACCCTGCTATTGCTGCTGCACAAATGGCTACTCGTGGCAATTTAGGCACAAGTGAATTAGCTAAAAGACTTGGTGAAGAAGCTGATGTTTATTCACAAGAAAACCCCATTGCTTATGGCACAGGTCGGATTGCTGGCGCTATAGCCCCTGCTGCTGGAGTTAGCAAAGGTATAGGAATGATTCCTAGCTTTGCAAAACTTGGCCCTTATGCTCAAGCTACTGGAATAGGTGCTATTCAAGGAGCTTTAACGCCTGAAGAAACTGGCAAAAAAGATTTAGCTCTTTTAAAGCAAGAATTATTAAATACTGGTGCTGGTTCATTTTTTGGTGGAGTTTCACCTGTTTTTGGAAAAATTGCCAATACAGTTTATGGCGCTGGTAAAGCAGCTTTAGAGCCATTTAATCAGTCTGGCAGAAACTTAATTTTAGGTCGTGCATTGCGTCAATTTGCTGGTAATGATGCTGAACAAGCCGTTCAAAACCTTAGAAATGCTAAAAAATTAGTGCCAGGTTCTATGCCAACCGTAGGTGAGGCTGCTGGTGTACCTAGCCTTGCTGCGGTGCAAAGGGCTGCTTTAAACGCTTCTACTGAAGCTACTAATGCTTTGGCGCAACGCCAAGCGCAAAATGCTGCCGCTAGAACTAACGCATTAGAAAATATTGCCTCTCCTACAAGAATGGCTAAATATCAAGATTTACGCAGTCGTGTTGCAGATGAATTATATTCAGACGCATTAAAACCACTAAATTTAGGCGAATTAACGCCTGAAATGACTTCTGAAGTTAAAGGTTTAATTAAAACTCCGGCCATCAAAAGAGCTATGGGTCAAGCGCAAGAAAACGCTGCTAATAGAGGTGTAGACATTGCTAATCCTGCTGGTTCTATGCGTGGTTTGCATGAAACTAAAATGGCTTTAGATGATGAAATCGCCAAAGTTAAAGCTATGGCTGAAAAAAATGGTGGCGCAAGTAGCGCAGAATTAAACAGCTTGCAAACAGCAAAAGACCGTTTGCTTAACTTTATTGAAACAGTTAGCCCTGAATATAAAGCTGCAAGAGAAAACTATGCAAGGCTTTCTAAGCCAGTAGAACAACTAAATGAAATTGCTAAGATTGCTGAAAAATCTACAAAGAGCACAGATTATTCTACATATTTAAATAGATTTTCTAATGAGTTAGAAAAAGCTAAAAAAGAAGGTTTATTGTCTGAGCGACAATTAAATCGTCTACAAGCTATTAAAGATGACATGATGCGTACAGACTTTGCCAATACCGCAGGGCGTGGCGTAGGGTCTAATACTATGCAAAACTTGGCATATAATAATATGCTTCAAGAAGTAAACCTTCCTAATTTACTTAGAAGGCGTGGTCTTGCTGAAACCGCAGGAAACATTGGCGCTAGAGTAAAAGATATAGCTTATGGAGCTGCTAATAAACGACTGACCACAGAAATGGCAGAGGCTTTATTAGACCCTAGAAAATCCGCAGCATTAATGAAATTAGCTGGTCAGCAACCATTGGAAGCAAAAGTTTCGCCAGAACAAGCAAATTTAGCTCGTTTATTATTTACACAAGGCGGTGTTAATGCGTTAAATGCTTTAAGAGGACAAGCAAATGAGTAGAAACGGTAGCGGTATATATTCACTCCCAGCAGGGAATCCTGTAGTAACAGGTACAGTTATTAGCTCCTCATGGGCTAATACTACTCTTACTGATATTGCTAATACATTGACACAAAGTCTTTCCGCAGACGGTCAAACCCCTATTACTGGCAATATTAACTTTAACGGCAACCAAACTACTGGTTTAGCAAATGCTACCGTAGCTGGTAATGCGGTGGAATATTCTCAGTTTCAAACCCCTACCTTTACAGGCAATGTCAGCATTACTTCTACAGGATTTTTATTAGTCCCAGTAGGTACAACAGCCCAACGACCAGGCACTCCAGCTGTAGGCGAAATCCGCTATAACAGCGATTTAGGCTCTTTTGAGGGCTATGCCAATGGCGCATGGGGTCAATTAGGCGGTGGCGCTACTGGAGGCGGTAATGACCAAGTATTCGTAGAAAATGGCGTAGAAGTTACAACTTCTTATACATTCCCTATAGGTAAAAATGCTATGTCGGTTGGCCCTATTACCATTGATGCAAGCGCCACAGTTACGATTCCAAGCGCAAGTCGCTGGGTAATCTTGTAAAATAGACGAAATTAAAGGATAAACAATGGCAACTACCATTAATGCAGGAACAGCTACAAGTGGTGCGGCAATTTCAGCCGATACTACTGGCATCCTTCAAATTCAATCAGGTTCTACTCCCACTACAGCAATTACTATAGATGCAACTCAAAATTCATCTTTTGCAGGAACAGTAAGAATGGCATCTTATACAGTAGCAACATTGCCAGCAGCCGGAACGGTTGGTCGCAGAGCAATAGTAACAAATGCTTTAGCGCCTACATTTTTGACTTCTGTAGTTGGTGGGGGCGCTATTGTTGTCCCTGTTTATGATAATGGAACAGCATGGGTGGTAGGATAATATGGCTTACGGAACAGTAAATGCCGATGTAATCGGAACAAGCGTAGCTGGTAGTAACTTGGGAGCAGGAAACGCCAGTCTGATGAAAAATCGGATAATAAATGGCAGTATGGTTATTGACCAAAGAAATGCTGGTGCTAGTGTTACTCCTGCTGATGGTGCTTATACTCTTGATAGGTGGAAAGTTGGCATTTCTCAAGCATCAAAGTTTACGGTTCAACAAAATGCTGGTTCTGTAAGTTTGCCAGCAGGATTTACTAATTATTTAGGTGTAACTTCTTCATCTGCTTATTCTGTAGGAAGCGGTGATTACTTTGGCCTTCGCTATTGTATTGAAGGTTACAATGTTGCAGACTTGGGATGGGGTAGTGCTTCAGCTAAAACTGTAACTTTATCGTTTCAAGTTTATTCTTCATTAACTGGAACTTTTGGCGGAGTTTTGCAAAATTCTGCACAAA